GCCTTGGGACGCGTTCGGAGGTAGTACATACCCGTCTTGAGTCCCTTGCGCCACCCGTAAAAGTGCATACTCGTCAGCTTAGCACTCGTCGGGTCCTCCATGAAGATATTGAGACTCTGAGACTGGTCGATGTAGGGCCCGCGGTCCGCCGCCATGTCAATCAGACTCTTCTGTGGAATCTCCCAAACGGTCCGGTACACGGACTTGAGCTTGTCTGGAATGTCGAGGGCCTGGACAGAGCCTCCGTTTCGGATAATCTCTGTCTTGGTCTCCGGGCTCCACTTGCCGATAGCCTGTAGGTCACGAATCAGGTGTTTGTTGACCATGACAAATTCACCGGCAAGGGTCCGGCGGAGGTAGATGTTTGTCGTGTATGGCTCGAAACACTCGTTGTTGCCCATGATTTGGGACGTGGACGCGGTCGGCATAGGGGCTACGAGCAGAGAGTTGCGTAGGCCGTACTTTTTGATATCCTCCTTGATAATGTTCCAATCAAAAACGTTTGATGGCGTGACGCCCCACAAGTCAAACTGGAGCTTCCCCTCGGACGCAGGTGACCCCGGGAAGGTGTCGTACCGACCTTTCTTTTTCGCAAGAGCACACGATTCCGTGAGTGCTGCATGATACATGTATTCAAAGATGTCCTTGTTCAGTTTGCGAGCCTCGGGGGCATCAAAGGGCATACCAAGCACCTGAAACACGTCAGCCAGTCCCTGGACTCCAAGACCGATAGGTCGGTGACGCAGGTTGCTTAGTTGTGCAGGACGAGTCGGGTAATAGTTCTCGTCTATGACCTTGTTAAGATTCTCAATAACGATTTGAACACATTCGTAAAAATCACTCAAGTCAAAATACTTTTCAGTCCCAGAGGTTCCATCGGCCGCGCCCCACGACCGCTCCTTGACAAAGGCGGGCAAACACATGCTTGCCAGATTACACACGGCCGTCTCATCGGGTGTGGAGACCTCCATAATCTCGGTACAAAGGTTGCTCGACTTGACGGTTCCAATATTCTTCTGGTTCGACTTGCGGTTCACACTGTCCTTGTAACACATATAGGGCGTCCCCGTCTCGACCTGGCTCTTCAAGATGGCGTCCCAAACCTCCCGGGCCCGAACCTTACGCTTGTACCGGCCCTGTGCCACGTACTCGCGGTACATCTCGTTGAACTCGTCGCCGTATACGTTCTGGAGCTTCGGAGACTCGTGGGGGCACATCAGGTACCAATCACCGTCCGACTCGACCTTTTCCATAAACAGGTCGGGGATCCAGAGGGCTGTAAACAGGTCGCGACACCGAGCCTCCTCATCCCCCTGGTTCAGACGCAGTTCCAGAAACTCCATGATATCGGCGTGCCAAGGCTCCAGGTACACGGCGAACGATCCTTTACGCTTCCCACCACCCTGATTGACGTACCGGGCCGTGTTGTTGAAGACCCGGAGCATAGGTACGATACCATCCGCCACGCCGTTGGTCCCCTTGATGGGTGTTCCGTTCGCGCGGATATTGCTGATGTGTAGACCGATACCTCCGGACCACTTGGAGATTTGAGCACACTCCTTCAGGGTATCGTAAATACCCTCGATGGAATCGGACTTGGCCGCCACGAGAAAACACGAGCTCATCTGTTGGCGTTTGGTCCCAGCGTTGAAGAGCGTAGGGGTGGCGTGCGTAAAACGCTTTTGGGACATATGATGATACATTCGCTTCACCTTTGAAATATCGTCGTTCCCGTGAATCGCCAAGGCCACGCGCATAAACATATACTGGGGAGTCTCTCCAGGGAGCAAGTACCCTTTTTGGAGCGTCTTGATACCAAAGTATCCAAAGTCATAGTCGCGCGTCGGCTGGATCCACGCATCCATATCCAAGTGGACAGACTTCATAAACTCGTCAGACAGGATGCCTTTGGTGTGGAGGACCAAGGCGCAGTCGCTAAACGTCTTGGGGCACGTCTTTTGGAGGTTCGAGACGGTGATACGCATCGCAAGGGTCTCATAGTCAGGGTGTTCCGTGATCATACCGATGGCCACCTCAGCACTCAGAGTATCAATCTCACTGGTCGAAATACCGTCATACATACTTGTGAACACCTTCTGGGCCACCTTGTCGGGTTGGACGTTCAGGACCTCAAACTCGGGTGCCATATTTAGTTTTGAAATTCGCTGGGTCACCTTATCAAAGAGCATCTCGACCGAGTCCCCATTCCGCTTGATGACCTTCATTGTATTTTTAGAGCCCGATTTTTTTAACTTGAGTAACAATAATGAGTACGCTCGGGACGTATGACATCAAGCCGATTCGACTGAGTACCCCAACCCCCCTTGGTAACGCCTTCTTTTCAGATTTCAATCGTGAAAGCCTTCACACATCTATAGTAGACGGCATCAAGTCCAAGACGGGGTACGAGGTTGACCGTCAGAACGATGCCGGGCTCCAGTCCCTGATGCGCGTCGTGTACACGGACCTTGTGGAGGACCCAAACACGGACGTCCGGAGTCAGGTGGCCCGTATGAATGCCGAGGTTATCAAGCGGGCTACATCCACCGTTTCAACCGGTATGCTCCAGCAGCTCGTGTACTTGCGTGATATTGCGGAGAACCCAGTCCCCATTGACATCCCCGTCAAGACCAGCACGTACGGCAACAAGATTCCCAGCAACTTCAAATTTGGAATCTTTTAATCTTTCGATATGTTAGATGAAATCACTCGACGAAATCCTCTTTGGCTTTCTCATATTCTTTGCCATCGAGCGCCTCATACGCATATTTAGTCTTATGGTTGTTGGACCATGGATAGAGACCAAGACTTCAGAGGAGAACCGGATAATGAGCTTCAAGCTTTTTGCAGAGTTTGTTCTTCTCGTCTTCTGTATAGTTCTTGTACATAGGTACCGCAGGGAGCTCGCGCGTTTGACTAGTTAAAAGACTTGGGCGTTATGTACTCAATGAATAAGTTTCGTGATGAAACAGCACTGATGTGTCATCAAAAAGGATGGGACAAAGCTCCAATAAGTATTGTTTGGATGCTTTTGAATGAAGAAATGGGAGAACTTGCGTCTAGTATCAGGCAGAAGAAACAGATTTACAAAAAGACGGGACTCAAGAAGGACAGAGGTACGGATATTATGATGGAAATGGGCGACGTGTTTAGTTACTTGTTCCAGCTTGCGGCCATGTTGAACGTAGACTTGGACGAAATGTGGGAACTCCACCAGCAGAAAGTCAAGACCAAAGTCTACTCGGCCAGCAAAAATAATGTAAGCGTATTCTAGAACAATGGCATCAAATCTTATGATAGATGACCGTCTGCAGATTGACCTCTTCAACCCCACCACATGGACGGGTGACTTTGGTGTTCCTCATGACGGGTTTCCCAAGAATCTCTTTATCGATGGCTCGTATACGCGAGCTATTGATGAAGAGCCAGTAGATTACAGTGACGACCTTGATCCAAACCTTAAGCCACGGGACCTCTCAGGAAACGTCCACCTCAAGACGATCAGTCCAAACTATGCGCCCCACGGTGCGTTCCCTACACGCAAGTATGAGTACTCGGACGGTACAGTGACATGGTACCGCCCTCAGCTCCCATGGAGCTGGATGAACAAAGGAGACCAGAGGAACAGCCCCATGAAGCTCGTGCAGAGCCCCTTGTTTATTCTGATCGTTTTGGTCATTGTGTTTTACATCTTGAGCCGGCTCAAAAAGTAATTACCTTGGGTGACACCACCTTGACCAATTTCTTTGATAAATTCTCTTTTTCAATTTTAGACCGTTCATCCAACTTGAGGCACGCATGCACCTCGAGTTGAATGCACTTACAACAAAAAGACCCAGAACACTCGCGGCATGTCAGGAACCTGTTCTTATGTTTACACTCTGGTTTCTTCGCAAATATCTGGTTGTACGAGTCGAGGTCTGGGTCGGAGGATGGACTCTGGGCAAAGGATGGAACCTGCGGTCCCATCCTCCTATACTACCTCACAAGCAATTTGTTTCTTAAACTGGTCCCTCGGAGGCTCGTCCAGAATCTCGCATAGCCCGTGAGCGCGCCCTTTCAGAACCCGTTGCCATACCCTCTCGAGGACAGGAAGGGCCTTGGCGAACCACTCGCGGTCTCGGTGAACACGGACGACCACGAATTCCTCTGGTTTAGACACAACACCTCCTTCGGAGCTGGCGGGGCGATACTGCACAAAGTCACACTCCTCTAGATCAGTAATCTCGAGTTGAAGCTGGACTTGTGGCCAATAGTGTTTGGGAACGTTCGGTTCAATCTTGCGACTCATAGGACACTTAATTTCGACCAAAATTCCATCCTCAGTAACGCCATCAGGAGATGCGCCCAGCCAGGGGTAGTCCCTGTGTTGCACGAGGCCAATCTCGTGGGACTTTCTGTTGTATTTTTGGTCATACAAGTCCCGAACCAGAGGCTCAAGCAAGGTCCCATGGGCCGTTGCTGCGTTTCCGGCCCACTTAGTCCTCAAGACTTTCTTTTTCACAAACGCATCTTCTGATTCGTAACGACTTTCGCCTATCGCGCTTGCAGCATCACTTGCCGTGATCATATTTTCACGGAGATCTAACCATTCCTGAGACCTTTGTTCGGCGTATTCTTGCGCGATGAGTTCACGTGCTCGGAGTACCGTTGGACTTTCCATTGACGGGTATCTTCTTATTTTTGAAACGTGGATCCGTCTTAAGTACAATCTCTGCGGCGTTTTGCTCAGCCTGTTTCTTGGTCGTGGCAAACCCAGACCCACAGTCCATGCCGTCAACCACAACCGTGATGAAGAACTGCCCATTGGTTTGACCATCGAGACGGTACTCGGGCAAGGCGTACTTGAGGGCCTGACACCACCGCATGAGCTGGTCTTTCCAGTTATCATCCACGAGGGACGTCTGGACTTTCGTGAATGACTCGAGCACAAACCGCTTGGCGTGAACCATACCCAAGTCCAAGTAAATGGCCCCGACAAAAGCCTCGAAAACATCCTCCATGATGTGCTCGTTGGTGTTCCAGCCGTTGCGCTCACCCTTTTCATCCATCAAAATCATCTTATCCAGACCGAGCACTTTGGAGATTTCGCAGAGCGTTTTGCCCCGAACCATCTTCGTAC